ACGTTTGGCTTCCATCTCTGCCTGCACGCGCAGCATAGCCAGCTCGTGTTCCTTGTCGCGCTTGTCCTGAAAGCCCTTGAAAAACTCAGGCAGGATGGATGACCCAAAGCCAAGCAATGCTGAGAGAAATGCAATCATAGATACCCCGACATTCTGGCTTGAGCGATAATCATTTTAGCGCCTACAACCAGCGCGGTGATCCCGCCTGCCACCCATAAAATTGCCTTGCTGATTTTGCTTGCCCAAGCGAGCGCCTCAATAAGATTGACCATGACCGTGGTCAGCTTCGTGGTGACTTCAGTGTTTTTCTCGAGCGCAGCGATACTGGCGGAGTTTATTGCATCAGCCGCGATATGCTTGGCGTGCAGCTTTGCGTGGTCATCAAGCCGTTTGCTATGCAGCGTCACGGTGCTTTCCAGTGATTCGATGCGTTCAATGGTCATGCTATGCTCCGTAAATTGGTCTGAATCTGATGCAGGAAATATCAACCGAACTTGCTTCCACAACCAGCGAGTTATTTGGCGTGGTCAGGGACGAGCCTCCAGCATAGGCAAGAAGGATGATATATTTATTGCCAGAGCACCCCGCGGGGACTTTGTATTTTTTATCAATGCGCGCAATGTGATGATGTTCCATTGCATGAGGGCCGACATTTTCACCAATCACGGGAGTCAGCAACTTTGCGCCCGTTGATGTTTCCTCGCTATAAAAACTAGGGATATTAACCAAATCCTCAGTTCCCGTGGACGAGTTGCCAAGCAATAGGCAGCTTGTAAGCTCTACCCAGTAATTTAATGGATTGGTTGTTTCAAAACATGAACTAATGTCTAAAATATCACCCGGCAATACACTAATCGGTAAATGCCCAATACGCACCCAGATATAGGGATTTGCGGGGAAAACGTAATCAACAATCGGCATGGTGGATGCAAGCCAAGCCGGACGGACAACGGCGAAGTGGTCAATTTTCCAGCCCACGGGTTCTGGCAATGGTGCGGGGCGCTCTACTTCAACCTTGGAAATCAGCGCGAGTGCATTTGGATTATTTCCCGCTGCGCCGTAGCCCGTCTTATTGACGGTTGCTGCGTCATTAAAGGAGCTTTTGAAGTAATACGAGCAACCGCTCCCGCCGCCGAATAGCGTGCGAATATCATCTTTCGTGGTGTCGGATGAGAAAGAAATCGCAATGATTAAATCAGTTGCACCATCAAAAACTAGGGGAATGCTATCAGTTACTAATTGCCCGTTTTGCGGTATCTCAAATGTCCCCTGCCCACCAACAAAAACCTGAACTGGCGTTGCTGCAAAATCAAAAGCATCCGCGCCGCGTTTCCCAATATACATTGATTGAATTTTTGTGGCTGATAACGTCGAGCCTTTTAGCGTCAGCCTAATGGCCGTAGCCTCTCCAACAGCGGGAATGCTTTGCACAAGCGTAAAATTAGCCCATTCGGTTGAAGTGTTTGCTAGTGTTTTTTCAAATGCGACTGTAAAAGCCATTACTATTCTCCGTTAATTAAGCGTTCCACGAACCCGTCATCCCGCCGCCCGTTGCAGCGCCGTACCAAGTGGTCACTCCACTGGCTGACGCAAACTCCATGGCTTGAATAAAATTCAACCCCTCGCGAGGAACTGCCATTGCATGACAAGCCGCAGTGGCAATGACCGATGTCTGCTGCGTGCCCAGAGTCCCCGTCAGTTCTGTGTTCGTAGTGCCGTTAAGTGCGATGCCGTTGGTCTGCGCGTTAGAGGTGCTATTGCTTGACGCACGGCTTGCGGTGACGTTGATTCTGTCCTCCACCACCCCACAGACAAAAGAGAACCTTCCATCGCCGTTGGTGGTATTGGCATTTGCTGCCCGCCATGTAGCTGTGCTGTAAGTGTAAGAGGCCGTGGAAATCCCTGCGTATAATCCCCGAACAGCGCGGTTATAATAGTTCCACAAATAGCGCGTGGATAACGTATCCGCAGTTGTTGTCGCACCCGTCGCGTAGAACGTACCGAGATAGCGGCGCGTCAGCGAGCCAGACCTGACAAGCACGCCGTCTTGATATACTAAAGCAATTCCCATGTCGTGCCGTTATAAAGCGAAATGCCGTTGCCGTTATAGGGCGTCAGGAAAATGCTGGTCGAGGATGTGACGTCTGTTTGGGTGACAGGCACTCCAGTGGTAAGGGACAGGCGGAAGTTGTTGAGTTTGGGGGTGGCAGTGCCTGAGATAGTGCCATTACTCACAAGGTTGGTCAGGGTTTTGTTGGTTAGGGTTTCAGTGCCAGCAAGGGTGGCAAGCGTTCCGCTTGCAGGCAGTGTAATGCTTGGTAACACAGCCGACCTAAGTTGCGCGATTGTTCTACGCAAAAACTTAGCCGCTCCCGTATCCCATAGAATTGCATCATTTTGCGCGGGCGTGCCAGACAAATCAAATCCACCAATCGTTGCCGCACTGGCCGCTGCGGAAGCAGCAGAAGCAGCCGCCGCCGTTGCATTGGCAGATGCGTTAGCAATATCCCCAAGCGAAGCGCCAGCTTTAATTGCGCCAGTTGTGCCATCAAATGCAAGTGTTGCATCGGCTACTGGGTTGGCAATGAGTGCATTTGTAACAGGACTTTGCGCGTTAAATTTTAATGTTCTTGTGTCAACTTCCGCTAACGCCTGCACAATAGAAGTGACTTTATCCACCATGTTTTCTACTGACTTCGCAGGGAATGGCGTGCCAGTGGGTAATTCTGTTGCTTGCGTTAATGGTAAATCCAAACGCAAAAGAATATCTTGCGTTGCGCTTGGAATTTTTGTGGCATTGGTAATCGTTACGGTTGCCTGCCCGTTAGCCGCAATCGTCACCGTATAGTCAGTGGTGAGCGTAAGGGTTTCAACCAGTGCCGAAGTCGAACGAACAAGAAGGTCAACCTTCAAATCCGTTTCCGCATAAACGCGATTAAGGTAGGAAAATGTTGTGGTAACACCATTCCCCAGATAACGATATTTAGTGGCTGCGGCAGCGATTGTCATAATTTTATTCCCCGGTTACATTACCCTGAATTGAATCAAAAAGAAAGCGAATTCCTGTGATGTTTTGAAAGGGAATCAGCCCTCTTGCAGCTTTAATTTCTTGGTCAGTCATGGGCTTATTATCAAATGGAGAAATACCAACAGTTAATACGCTTTCTGCCTTGCCAGCGGCTGGCCCTAAAAGAACAGATGCTTTGCTGCGATTCGTATATCTGGCTGGCTCTTCAATCCCCATCGCCCTCGTCAACCCATAACCACCCATTTTTTCAAAGCGATTATTAAAATCTCCAAGAAGTCCAAGCAAACCGCTGCGGTCAACGCCTTCATATAACAATTTAGCTGTATCCCATTCGGCAAGAGGTGTGCCATAAATAGGCTGACCCGTTAATTCTGCTGATTTTTCTCTTTCCATTTGTTTCATAGCCGCCACTAACATGCCCATGCTTACCATCATAGTGATACCAAACACAGTGCCAGCATCGGCTTGTTGTAAGCCACGCATAATAGTACGTTGATGCGAACCAAACAAAAAACCCGTAAATTGAAAAAGCAATTTACCGATTGGAGTGTTGGATATAATTGGCGCATCAGCCACGCCTTTTGTGACAACTGCCGTATCCGCTTCTTTGCGTAAAGCAGCCTTGAATGCTAATTCGGCGTTTCTTACAGACGGAGTATCATCCCAATTTTTTAACCCTGCCACAAATGCTTTACCATCTTTTGCGCCATGTTTTGCATATTGCTGTGAAATAATTTTTTGTGTAGCTTCGTCAATGCCAAGAAAACGCAGATAAGCTATATCTTTTTTATTTAAGGTTTCAGATGTTACGCTACGTAAAATACGATTTTGCGTAAGTGTTGCAGCTATGGCTTTTTGCAAATCATTCCAATGGTTAATAAGCGTTAGTTTGCTGAAGCCCTGTGATGCGGAACCAGTAAAGCGAGTGAGCATAGTGCCGCGTGCAAAAGGATCATTAATATCAGCAAGCGTCATTAGCCGCGAAGCAAGTACACGTTCAGTTAAAAATCCAGCTTCCTTCAAATCTTCAATACGCATTTTTTTAAGTTCTGGCGCAAGATTGATATTATCTAACAAATCACCAAAACTTCTTTGAATACCATGCACCATAGTATGCCGCGCAATATCAGGGATAGAGGCTAACGTCACACCGCCAAGGCTTGTCATGTAAGTTATATCACGCAACGCAATGCCGCCTTGTGCAATAAGGCTATCTGGGTCGTGCTTGTTAAAATGACCACGCAGCAAATCACGCATTGCCTCTAAATCCGATTTGTCACTTTTCCATTTTTTCTCTAGCTTGCGGCGCTCGGCTGGAGTTTTTGTTTTGCCCAGCGCCTCTTGATATTCCTTATCCAGAGCGTCTAGCTGGTCTTTCATATCAGCGCGTCCAAACGCACGGGTTAAAGAAATATCAGAACCCATTTTATGGACGTATGAATTTAATACTTCTATGGCATCGTTTTTAAGAAACATTTCCGCATCATTGTCAGAAATATCCAACAGTTTTTCTTTAAGTGGCCCGCGCGTAATTGGGCTGATATAACTCGGCACGGTATCAGAACCAATGCCAGTCAGCTTGGCATAAACTTCATCGGCTGTTTGCTCTGCGGCCTGCTTAAATCCTTTGCCATCGGGGTCTAGGATGCCGTCAAGCTCAAAGCGCGTCTTGTAGATTCTTTCTTCTAGCGCCTTAGTATTTTGCAGGATTTCATCTGGCGCGACAGCCTTTACTCTGGCTTCACGGTATTCCATATCAATCTTGGCCTTGCGCTCGGATATGGTAGATTTAAGTGTGGCATTAGATTTTTTCTTGGCAACGGCCTTTTTCCTTAATGCAGAAAGTTTCTGCTTGTTATCACGAAGCGTTTTGATTTCTGCTTTAATCTCTGGGGTTTGCTTGGATTCCTTTAGCTTATTTATGGCTGCATTGTTCTTTGCTATTTGCTCTCGCAAATTTGCCAGACGAGTGGTAATTTCTTTTTGCGCGGCTGATGCCGCACTGTACTCATCTTCAATTTTCTTAAATGCTTCGGTATAACTGTCGCGTTTCGTGGCTGTAATCTTGCCAAGTTGTTTTTCTGCATCGGATATAATAGCGCGAAGGCGTTTAACTTCCCCATCAACCTTTCCCTCAGCCCATTTTGTCAGCATTACCATCGCTTCGTTACGATAAGAAAGCAATTTTTGCCTATCCCACATGCGGTGTAGGTAGGTTTGAGCAAATGCTGGGCTTATGTCTTCGGGAAGCAATCTAGCATCAATAGCTTGGTTTTTAATTGGCTCTAAAACTTCCGCACGCAAACGCTGCGCCGCTTGAGTAATTTCACGAATCTCAGGGTCAACATCGCCGTTTCTTAAGGCGCGGCTTAGGCGCTCCCTGAATTCCTTTCCTGATAACTTGCGTCCTAAATTATATTGGTTTTCTACCTTCTTAAATGCCTTAAAATTTTCTTTGTAAGCTATAATCGAAAGAGCGTTATATTTATCAAATAACTTGATTTCAGTTTCTGCCGCTGCGCCTAAAGTCTTGCCGTCGCGGTGCAAATTAAATTCTAACGTGGTTTCAAATCCGCGTAAAAGCGTTTCGCGTGAAGTCGTGAATGGACTGTTAGCTAAGCGGTTAAAGGGGTTGATAAAACGCGATGCGCGGGAAACATTAAGCGCCGCGCTACCCGAAATGGTAAGTTCTTGCAAAGTCGGTTTTTCTACCATAGCCGCGCCGACGCTTTTCATATATTCTTTTAGCTCAGGGCTTGGATTAATTGCGGGTGTGGAAACAATATCATTTTCCAACTTTACCGCAGTTTCAGAAAATTGTTTCCGGCTGATTGCCGCAGCCCCGCTACCAAGAATCCCGCCAAGTATAACTCCGCCACCAACAGACAATGCAGAAGTAACAGGAGAACGGGAAACCTGAGATTGCTGCAATAACATTTCATCAATCGCTATTGAGCCTCCGGCACTTGTTGCGCCACGCAATGCACCAGAAACAATTCCAACACTTCTTCCGCCCTTCAATAATACAAAGCCGGGGATGAGCGTAGTGGGGGAAGCAATGCCTGCCATTACAGAAGCCAAAGTGCCAAGTCCACCAGCCTCATTGATAATACGTTCATCTTCACGTTGCCTCGTTAAATCCTCTTTCATCAGGCGCATTTCTTCAGGATTCTTAGCTTCAATTAAATCCATAGCTTCGCGCGTTTCGGCGAATTCACCAAGGTCAGCAAACGCATCATAATCAGGGTCATATATTTCTGCGGGATGAGAAGTTAATTGTGATGAAATTGCAGATGATACAAGATTTTCTGCACGAAAAGCCGATGGTACTACTTCACCCCAGAACGAAGGGGAAATCTTAGGCATTGGTGCAGTTATATCTGCGCGCTGGCCAGTTGACAGTCCATACTGCTCTTCTTGCACTATCATTGCACAATTTCCGTCAAACTGCGCTTGGGATTGCGCCCTTCATATAATTCGATGTTGCGCTGCTTAAATTGTGCGCGTTTTCTATAATCAGATTTTTGTTTATTTTTAATTTCAAGCAATGGTTTTTGGTCAAACGCAAAAGCTACAGGAAGATTATCTTCACCACGCACTAAATCCACAATACCATTGTCGCCTTCAATCCATATATTATATGCAGGTTTTCTCCCATTATTTACCGCTGTTTCTGCATTAACGGTAGGTTGCAATGTAAATTTTATTTCTGCATCATAACCAAGAGAAATTAAATCATTCTTAATTTGTTGATTAAAAGATTCCACCATATCAGAATCATCAACGCCATCTACGCGATAATATAATTCTGGCGGATATTTCATAATAGATTTTCTGCTGCCTACGCGCGTGATTCCTGAAGTGGTTTTAATGGCTGCATTCGCGGCATCTTTTGCCATTTGTTTATCACCATATTGCAAAAATGCTTCACGATAAATACGTTTATAATCCGAAGCCACTAAATCGCGTTGTGCAGCAGATGCAAAATCAGGCGCGGTAAATGGCAATGCGCTTTCATCAAAAACCGATTCAATAGTGGAAACTTTTAAGGCAGAAGCTAAAGAGTTAACTTCCGTTTGCCGCAACTGGCGAATATCAGCAGTCATTGGTTGCGATGCCTGCATTACAGCATCATTCGCAAACTTTGCAGTAGCGCCGCTTCTAATCAATCCGTTAAAAACGGCTGCGTCTTTGATTTCTTTTTCTGTAAATCCACCAGCCATAGTAACAGCAGACGGGGCAATTTTTTGAATTTCACCTATAGTTCCATAAGCAAATTTCTTTTGCTCTGCGTCACCGCTTGTCATCATGCCGCGAAGAATTCCTTGCGCGCTTTCAGGGATAACCCCATACTGTTTGGCAAATTGCGATAAATGAATCGAAGCATTCACATCATTATTTGATAGCATTGTTGCCGCTTCGGTTGACAAATAGTAATTGTTTAATTCATCACGTTGCGGCTTGCTTGCGGGATCAATAAGACTATTCCCTGCGATAGCTTCTTGTGCAACAAAAGCTTCGCGGTAATCATTCATTTTTTGCAATTCGGCATTTTTTTCTTCTTGCGGCAAGTCATCAAATTCAGTGCCAGTAGCAAAATAATTAGATGCTTTAGCCCCACCTTCTACGGCGGTCATTGCTTCTTGCAGTTTTGGTATATCCGTTTCTGTCAGCACATCACCAGCTTGGATGCCAGTCATTTTTGTGACGTTAGCCACATACGCGCCTACATCGTTTTCGGTGGCTGGTGCCCATGTAGCGATAAGATTTTGCAGGGTCGGCTGATAACCTTTGCCAAAATTAGCTTCCATCGCTTTGCTGCGGCCAGTAATCTTAATGCGAAGGTCATCAGTCATAGCCTGACGACCTGCTTCTGGCGTATCAAATTTAATAAATTCTCCGTTTGCCCCGCGTATGTTCCCGGGATTGTTGTTACGAACCGATAATGGCGTTCTTAAAACCGCATATTTTTCTGCTTTAGAACGTAACTCCCATCTCATTTTTGCATTGCCATGCTTTTGTCTTATCGCGGAAGTATATGCTTTTTCTAATCCATCAGCCCCTAGCATTTCGTCATATTTTTTAGAATCCAAATCTCTCAAAACTCCATTTGGGTCTGAATCAATTTTCCCTGTCAGATAATCCAATGTAAGTTTCTTTTCGTTGGTGCGACGCAATTCGTCTAATTTTTCAGGCGCAACAACAGTCGAAGCGGCCACCAGCGTAGCTTCTAAATTACGTTTTACATCATCAAATGAACCGCCTTCTTTGCCAGCGCGATAGCTTACAACCCCCAAATTATTTAAGCTATTATCCAGCCGCCCAGCAATAATCTCAACCCCCCTAGTCTTTTCCCATTTTGCCGCTTGCTCGTATGTGCCTAAGTCAATCCGTGCCGCTGTTTGCTTAAATGCTTCCTTAGCCCGTGAGCTTGGCAAGGTAGTCATGTATTGCTCGTTACGCTTTTTCATTTCAGCGTCTATTGCTTTAGCGTACCCAGTTGGGTTATTCTGCCATTCCGTCTGCTTTGTCTGAATAAAATCAATATCCTCTTTTTGTTTGCGGATGACAGCCTCATTCACCGCCGTAGTTTCTTCAGCAACTGCGTATTTATCAGCCCAATCTGCGGCCTGTGCAAAGGCTTGCCCATAATTCAGCCCAGCATTGCTGATTGCTTGCGGGTTATACACTTGCGCAACTTCGCGCTGCTTAATCAATCCGCGTGTATATTGTGGAATCTGAGCCATTAAAAAGCACTCTTAAAGAGGCTGGCCGCCCCGGTTAATCCTTGCATAAATGACTCACGCCCTGCAGCTTTTGCATTAGCCGCGCGGATGCGCCCTTCAGTAATTGCCGCACCTGTTGCAGCACCGCCCGCGCGTAAGACTTCTTCCACGTTTTCCTGACCGCGCGCGCGTGTGCCTTCCATAACCAGCAACGGTGAACCTTCTAGCGATACGCCGGATTTGAGATAAGCCACTTTTTGCGCGCGGCGCGTTGACTCTGCTTCTTCTGCCACTAAACTTGCTTCACGCTGCGCCATACGCGCCGCCTCAGCGCCTTGTTGCTGAGCTTGAAATGTTGCAAGGTTAGCTTGGTTTTTAGCCTCTTTGCTTGCAGAAATACCGCCCGAAAGAGATTGTATGCCGCCAAGAACGGATGCAGCCGTGCCTATGCCACTTGCTATGGAACCAACAGTTGCTGCCGAAGGAAGCGCCGCTAAAAGTGCTGCCGTTGATACTGCCATTTTACACCGCCAGAATGTAGTTTGTTAAGTTAGAATCGCCTGTCATAAATCCCGCCTGCTTTAGTTTTCTTGCCAGCACTGGATGATTCACCGCGCTCATGACTGCTTTTGCCCCTAATTCCTTGCTTACCGGCGCAATGTTATCAATCAATAATTTTAATGCCTCAACCCTTTTGGGGTGTATCTTACACGAAATATAGTTCTCTGCCCACAAAATAGGCGTGTCCGTGCGATACAAAAAAACCGCGCAAATAGGCACATCATCATAAACAACAATACTATGTTGCGGCAAAAACTCATAAGGTATCGGAGGCCATTCCCAAGCAGTCCACCACTGGCAAAAAGTGGGATAATCCTCTAAAGTGTGGTTTCTAATTTGCATCAGTTACTCACCGAAAAGTAAGGAATGACTAACTGCACTTTACACGGAAAAGGCTGGTCTTGGCAAATAATAGCTCGCTTGCTGCGTGACCAGCCACCATCGCGCTGGTCGTTAGGCTGATTTCCGATATTTTCATAAGTATCACCCGTAAACAGCTCAGGCGGCCTGTCCATACGCATAGCAGCAGTGCGTATTTCAATCTGTTTAAGGTTGTAATAGCTTGTTCCAAACTTGGCATAGAGCGTATCAAGAAACCGAAAACCAACCGCAAACAGGCTTTTGCGCTTTGTCTGCGCCGTGCCATTTGTGCCACCGCCTTCAAGTTCATTTGTTTCAAGGTAGCCGATATATGGCAACCCAACATGCACAACGGCGCTTTGCCTTTGCAGCGTTATTTCTCCCGCATCCACCGTAACTTGCGGATGTTGCCCGCCGTCCGTTACCACGGAAATCGTTTTGCCTTCAAGGTGGTCTATATCAGTCAACTCATCTGTGGTAAGATACCATTGCCCTGCCGGTATTGCCGAAGTAGAATTGAATGATTCCAGTATGTTGCAGGTTACTACAGTTGCACTTGTATAGCCAGTTATTTGTGCAACTCCATATTCTGCCCCAGTAATGCTTTTTCGCTGTAATTGCCTGCCTACCATGCCAGCACTAAAAACCGCAGCCGAAGCGGTAAACGTCACAGAGCTTCCACTTACTGCTGAAGGCGTAAGAGTCGCCCCGGCGCTAAGTCCTATCTGGTCGCCATAATATGATAATGCGCTATCCAAATGGATATATTGGCGCTGCGATTCATAAAGCATGTTCCTATAAAGCGCGTTATCGTCCGATTCTGTATCGCTTAAAATGTAATCTTCCCGGCGGATAAATGTCGTTTCGTCTGTCAGATACTCAATATAGTAGCGAGTAGTCCCGTCAATAATCCGTTTTACGCATATCCATATCTGGTCATATTCGCCAGAACGCGGCAAAGATGAAACAGAAACCACTTCGCCATCAGTATCATGTACATGCCAGCCATTAACCGATTCCTGCTCTTCCAAGGTCATGCCAAGCAGCTTGCCATCATTCCGGGTGGCCCATACGATATTAGGCCGCCCTTCTTGAAAATCTATCTGCGTTAATCCGGTTTCAGTAATATGGTCGGCTAGGGTATTTCTATCTACGGGAACATATCCATCACGCTCAAAATCATATTCAAATGAACGGATTGTTAAGCGATTGGCCTGCACATAAAATATTTGGCTTCCCCTGCCAATAGGCATCATATCTGCAGCGCCAAAGCTATTAGAAGGGCGAATAGAAATGCTTGTTGTCGTGACCACATTATCAAGACCTCCGGTTACTTGCAGCACGTCGTTTAGAGCGCCAACCCCAAGGAACTTTTCAGTCCCCCGTAGCCAGTTAATTTTTGCCGCATTGCCATAAATTACATATTCAATGCCGTCATCCGCCTCTGATATTGTGCCTTGCTGCAAGCTGAAATCGTCTTGCTCGCCTGATTTAGAAAACCATAGCTTGTTTGGGTCGTTGTTAGAGCCGCCATATACAAGGCGCTGCTCATAAAATCCAACAGCCGCAGGGTAGTTGCCAGACGACAAAAACGGAGCCGCCGCCGAAGCAATCCGGCGAATCAAACCCCCGCCAGTGTAAGCCGTATAGCCAGAAGCATCCTCGCCCGATAGCTGGAAAGTGTTAGCGCCAGCATTGACACCAGCAATCGTAAATTCTCTGCCGTTTAATTGCGAAGTGCCTGCTGCATTTTCGATAAACACTGTATCGCCGTTGGTAAATACATCGCCGCCTGTGTAGGTAATCACGCACGGATTAGCCAAGGAAATGGCGCTGATAAGCACGCCGGGTTGACGGGTTTTCCTAACAGGCGCGTGAGCCGTAAGCGCCCAGCTTGTAGGGCTTGTGTAGGTAAGTTTTTGCGGTGGGTGCGAAGGATGCGTAATGTAAAGAATATCATTATCCTGCGCGAATTTTAACTGCTGTAAATCGCCAGCCGCATAAGGCGTGGTGACTTCTACCGCTACGCCGGGCGTAGATTCCACAATCCCATCATCACGGAAAAAGCGTATTTTTGTAGGCGTAAACTCCATAATAAACGCCACTGAATCAGTGAACACAAACGGATAAAGAAACGCCTTAGCATTGCTTTTTGTTTGCGCGACAAAGTATGACCCAGTGCGAAACTTCGCCCCGCCTACTTCCTCGGTGATAAAATTCCTAACCCTGCGGCCTGATTTGTAATAGGCAGCAATATCAAATCGCCCATAAATTCGCGGGCTGATTTCACCGTATGAAAAATCAGGATAAGATGTGTTGACGTTAGTCATCAAATATCACGCGGTGCGAGTTGGCAATGGTGTTTGTAAGTCGAGCCGTGCGCGCTCTGCTTACCTGCCTGCGCGTTGGTGGCCTTTCTTGCCCGTCGATTGCCTTGCTCATAGCCGCGCGTTGTTTACGCAATTCCACCAATCTGGAAACATCGGTATTGCTTGAAGTTACCTTAAAAGCAATCGCCATTGCTAAATCAATAGCCAGCAAATCAACAAATAAAGGGTCGAATTTAGAAACGTTTGTTACGTCATAAACGTATTTTATGCGAAGTTGCCCTGCTTCTGCGCTATACAGAATATAGCCATTTTCTATTTCGTAGCTTTCGTTTCCTATTACGAAACCTTCCGCATCCACAATGGAATTAAGGCGTACAAAATCAGTAGGCAAAAGAAATTGCGATTCATACCCAAATGCAGGATCTTCAGATGAAGCTGCAAGAATGGCGCGTTTGCTGGCAAAATTCCACGGATGTTCACGCAATAACTTGCGGCGTGTTACATCATACCAGCGATTCAAAAGTGATTCTGTGGCATCTTGTGGATTTTCAATATCCAAAACCGTGCCAGCGGTAAGAAGGTCAAGGGCAAGATTGCCAATATCAGTTGATGACGTGACAGACATAAAACCCTTCTAGGCAGTCGGGAGGATAGGGCGGTGGAACCCTACCCTCCCTTTCGTTTAGCCTTGAACGAATTTAGCAATAACCGTAACAGTGCCAGCAGCAGTGCCGACAGTATCAGCGGTTACAGCAATATCGTAGGCTATATCAGGCGTAGTTTGGGCAGAGAGTTGTGCCAGCGTGCTTTTCACGTTAGCAATATCAACCGCAGCCAAACCAAGCTGGTGACCAGTCGCACGGGTAAGCGCCGTTGCCAGCGTTTGCCCGGTCATGAACACGCCCTTGCTAATTACCGCGCCAAGATTGGTGCGATACAGGCCAAGTTCATAGTCCGTGCCGCCCGTAATAGCATCGCAAGCAATGCTGATTTCGGTCGGAATCAGACTTGAAGGCACGTCTTTAAATACGCGGTAAACAGAACCGTCATCATCAGCAGCCGCTACCTCAAAAATAGCAATCATGGTAAGCTCGCGCTCACCTGCACCTGCAAATGATGGGCCGGTTTTTTTACCAGCAACAACCAGCGAATCAACGTACTTATTCTCAATAGGCATAAAAACTCCTTACCTTATGCTGTTACACGGACGCGCTGAACCAGCACGCCTTCGCTGCGAACCGCACCGATTTCGCAGAGCACTTGCACCTGCGTGGTTTCGATAAGGTCGTTACGAGGCTCAATCTTGATGCTCATTTCTTTTGAAACACCAAGAACGATACCACGGCTGGAAGCAGCAAGCAGTTGACGCTCACCGCCAGAAGCCGGGATAATCGGCGACGCTACAGACGAAGCAAACAGAACCAAATCCATGCCCAGAGCAGAAGCAATGCGCCCCTTATCTACAGGCATTTGGCGGCCAAAATCACCGCTGGTCAGTTCGATTTCACCAAGCAGATTGGTATGCTCGCGGCCACCAATCGTCAGGTAAATCTGCTCGCTGTCATCAGTACCTACATCGCGGTCATAGAAATTCTGACGAACTTCAAGCAGCTTTTCGTAGGTGAGGCCAGCAGTAGCATCAACTACTACAACGCCGTCATTTGTCGCGGTTACGGTTGTACCGAAATCGCGTCCGGTAAGCACATCTGCGAAAGCAGCTTGATACATTACGCGGTCATACTGGCGAAGCATACCAGCGGCTACAGCCTTGGCATATTCGCTTTCTGGGTTGAGAAGCGCGCCACGAACGTCGCTTGCATCAATCGGAAGATTGATTACAAAGCGGCGACGAGCAATCCGGCGACGATTGTGCGTGATGTCATCAAAAGTCGCAGGCGCGTTACGGCCTAAGACTTCGCGGGCTTCTACACGGCCAAGACCGTCATAAGCCCAAAGGTCGCCAGACATTTGTTGAACTTTAGCATAAGGCTTTAAGCGCGATTGCATTTGTTGCGCTGCAAGATGCACCATATCCGAAAACTCGGTAATAAGCCCATTATCAATGGATTGTACTGCCACAGGAAACTCCTTTAATGTGGTTGTGAAACGAAAACAAAAAGTAATGTGTTCGATTCGCTACCCACTAAAGAAGTGGACGATATCTGGGCGTTAGCCGTGTCAGACGGACGTCGCAACGCTACCCGTCACAAGCAAATTATATCATTTATCAATGCTTGTCAAGCACCCAATGCACGACGCACTGCTGCCGACATTTCTTCAATTTTTGCTCGCGTTTCTTTATAGCGTGGGCTTGTTGGGTCAGTGGCATCTTTGCTTAAACGCAATGCAGCAAGCTCTTTGCGGGTGGCTTCTATGTTTGAAGCAGGCGCAGATTCACCGCTGGGCAGTGTGCCTTCCGCGCCATATTCCTTCTTGACACGATCAATCTCTGCCTTTGCATTAGCAGCCAAGGCCTGCATGGCAACAAGCACGTTAGACGAAGCATCGCTAATAGCCCCACGCAATTCTTCCGGCACAAATGCCTTGATTGCTTCCTGCGCCACTGTTTCGATTTCGCTTGCTTTATCTCCAAAATGCTTGGCCGTAAGATCGCTATAAACTTTATCATCATTAAGGCGAGAATTATTTTCTGCTTCTTTTTCAAGAAGCAAATAGTCTTTATAAAAATCAGCAGCTTGTTTTTGAGTAAGCCCATGTTTGCTAAATAATTTTTCAGCAATAGGGGAAAATTCAGCCAAGACTTTTTCATCAAAACCTTCCACCTTCGGAAGGTCATACTTTTCCGGCCTTGTTGTAGAATAGAATTTTTCCCATTCCTCAGCAGGTGAATCAGTTAAAGGAACGCCAGCAGGTCGCTTGCCAATCAGGCTTTGGGCATTATCGGTGAGTTTCCATAAATCATCCGCGCTTTTAATGTCCTTCGCCCAACCTTTAGAAGCGTATGCTTCGGGTACGGAAAAACTACTTGCTGGCGCTTGATTTGGTTGCGGTGCGGCCTGCACGTTCTCTTGAGGGGCTTGTTCGGTCATCTTTAATCTCCACCTTACGTTGATATTCAAACTCAATTTTCTTGAGGGACTCTACACGAATGCGCTCACGAAGTCCACCATATACGCCACGCCGGACAGCGTAGAAATGAGATACTACAGGATCATCGCTTGCAATAAAAGTCTTATCCCACCCGCACGAGTCTTTAATCATGGCAAGAACAATCTGCCCATCCTCAGTGCCAGCAATTGCATTTAATGCACGAATAAACTCTTTTTCATCCACCTGTTTCATAACGACTTTAACGCTTATTCATAGAAACCATTGACCAAAACTGTGCCGCGAATAATTTGCGAGGCGGTAGCAGTGCCTACAGGCATTTTTAAAATCACATGCAGGAATGTACCCGCCGCGACATAAAGCGGCGCGTCTAGGTTCACATCCACTGGCGCTGCGATAGAGCCGATTGCAGCCCCGATAGCAAAGCTCTGAAAGCCAAGGGTAAGGCGGCGTGGCGCACGTGTGCCAGCCGTTGCGGAATCGGCTGTGTTCAAAGCAACAGCCGTTGAGCCTACGCCCAATCCCCATTGTAGCACCGTGGCCGTAGTAGCAACAGCCGCGCCGAGGTTAATGGTTTCGATGCGCAGGCCGCGCACCACAAGGTTTTTACCCGCCGCCGCTGCGCTAGGCAAGGGAACTTGGAAAGCAAATAGCGCGTAATCTGTTTCTGCCCCAGCAACAGCAGCAAATTGGAATTGACCGCCAAGCGTGCTATAGCCAGCCGCCGTGTTTGATAGAGTAGCGGATACAGGTGCGGCGGTGTTGGCATAGTTGGAAGTCTGACCAGCGGCGGCTCCGCGTGCATTGTTAATCGAGGATTGCTCCATGCCCGCGCGGCACGTTGACCACAGGCGATTGTTTGCAAGGTCACGCCCAATAACTGCAACGTCGCTAACTTCCATGCGGAAAGCAGTGGCAACCGCCGCGCCATTGTAGCAACGCATCAACATGGGCATCGCACGCGAAAAGCTGGTTGCCGCCGCTATTGCGGAAATAGGCAAAATTCCATAAAGAACACTATTAATATAAAATTCTACTTGGTCTTGGTCTTGCACTAAGCGGTAGAAGTTATTTTCTCCCGGTGCTGGTGCAAACCCTAAGTTAACTGTGGATTCTGTCCCGTTTAAGTTTACCACGCCTTGCAGCGCCCCCGCATTGTTTACCTTAAAGTAAACGCCATCCGTAGGGGTTGCAGTGGTAGCAGCAAAGCCCAAGCCAAATTCAACGATTGAGTTGGCTTGAAGCGCTACGTTAAAGCGAGCGCGGAATACAATTTCATTAGTCGAAGATGCCGAAAGCTGGAAAGTGCGATACGTTTGCACGCGAGCAACTGCGCCAGATGCAACGCTATTACCTGAGTTGAACACTAAGTAGCCACCCGTCATTGCTAGGGTTGCCGTAGCCGTAACGCACTGATACGCGCTTGTGTCAACAACGGTATGGTTAAAGGTATCCTCCCACAGCACTTGGTCAATACCCGTACGAAGGCGACCATCGGGAGTTACGCGTAGGGTGCGTCGCAGCGGGGTGAGAACGCCAGAAGCACCGTTGTGATTCTCCCCAGCCATGACCATATAGCCAGTTTCGCTGATGACATCGGGAGTCACCACTTTAAGATTATTGTTAGCGTCAACTTCGGCTAGGTTTGCGGTTAGACCGCCTTCTAATACTGCCATTTTATGCTCCTACAAAATAATTAAATTTGAAGTTTCCCTTGACTCGCGTAGCTGCGTTCCAATAAGCAGTGATGGTATTTGCTGCGGTCACAATACCCTTAACAATTAGGCCATCCATTTCAGCCTCATCTGCTCGCGTGCCTTTTCCAGTGTAAGGACCTACTGCTTGCATGATGCTTACGGGTTTGTTGGTTGTTAAGCCACTTAAACCAGTGATGGTAAATTTGCCTGCGCGTCTAGGGATGCTACCTAAATTAGCCTCAACTGTCGTCAGCGCAGTACCACTACCACCACCACCACCACCACCACCGCCGCCCGTCGAAGATATGGTAATCGTATCGGTTGCCGCGTCGGTTGTAATAGTAATGTGAGTTCCCGCAACAAGCGTAAGCGTATCGCTAGCCGAATCTGCAACTACACTACTTTGCCCTGATACGGCAAAGGTTGTAAATGTGTTTTGGTCTCCCGTGTTTGTACCAGTGCTAGTGCCACTTCCAGCCGGCGCGCCAACATCAGCCGCATCTAATACAACAACGCCAGTTTGTCCGTTGACGCTATCAACCGCACCACCGCCGCCACCGCCCGTTTCGGTTTCACCTACAATACTACCAGTGCGGCCTACAATAGGCATTATTTGCCCTCAAAAGTGCCAACTACTGTGCCGCTAGTGTAGTTTCCTGTTTTTACCCCCCAGCGATATAACGCCGGGACATCAATGGGGCTTACCTGATATGTTCCAATAGTTGTAAACGTTGTGGCCGTACCAGTGTTGTTGGTCACATCAACCCAGTTGCCATCCATCCCCTGCCGCTGCAGCGATACCGTTGCCGTAAAAGTCCCACTAAGCGTGAGAACCCCGCCTCTTTTCAGAGCAATAGGGCGGCTAAACGTGTTCTGCGCCGAAATTGAATCAGTCCTGAAATTGATTGCAGTCATGTTAAAGCGCCTTTACTAGATTGAGTTTTTCATTAAATTCATTCTTAAGCGCCGTAGCAATATCATGCTCGGCCTGCGCGTCAGACAATGCTTTGTCAAGTTTGAGTTGAGCCGCAGCAAGTGTGGCGCTTTGCTTTTCAACTCTTGCAATCAAACCAGAAACTTTTGCCTCAGCCTCAACAAGCGCAGCTTCGCGCGTTTTTAACGCAGCCTCAGCAACTGCCAAGGAATCTTTCCCAGCGTCAATTTCTGCTTTTAACTTGGCAGAAAGCGCCAATTTCGCTTCTATATCTTTTGCTTTCTTGCTGGCCTTTTCAGACTCAGAAATAACCAAATTTTTCTCTGCAATCACCGCTTTTGCTTCGGCAATACCAGCAATGGCATTGTCAATTTTCTTCTCAGTCAATAACGGGATCAACTGCTTGCCAACCTCAAGCAATGCTTTCACCGCATCCAGTTCAGTTTGTTGAATCATAATTAACCCCTGTTAGTACGTTGTTCGGCACTGGCCGCTTTGTCGGCGATATTAGCAAGTTGTTCCCCTGATTGCAAGGCCTGTATTGCCTGCATCTGTTCGGCCTCCTGCGCTACCAGCGCCTCTACTTCATCATCCTGCCGTAAAATACCAACAGGCAAGCCGCGTATGACGCCGAGCTGTTTGATGCTTTCATGAAGGTCAAGCCGGTGCTTTAGGCTGGGGTCAACCTGCATGGCCTGCAACGTAAAATTCGTAATGTCAGCAATGGCAATATATTCCTCAGCTTTGGCCGCATTAGCCGCTTTGGTTTTATAGACAATTTTGTAAATATCTTTGCCCTGTTCAAGCAAGGCCGCCAGATCGTCAGGGATATACTCAGGCTCAATGCCCTGAACCAGAAATTCCGCTTCTTCTTCGCTGCCACGAATCACGCCATACTCGCCCATGCGGAAAAGTTTTGCAACCCCGCGCTCGATTAGAGGCGTGAACAATTCGCTGATTTGCCTGTTGTAAATCGCAGACATGCTGGCGTTAGTGCGCTGGTCACGAATCTGCGCCTCGCCAAACGTCATTTGCGTTTCGTTGTTAAAATCAAGCAGGCGGTCGATAAAGAAATGCTGAGCAATGGTTTCTTGCAGCGATTCCAAACGCGCAATGGCAGTGTTCAAATCCCCAACCGTAACCAGCGGAAACACTGGGCTGTTGCCGCTTAGATTCGCGCTGGCATTAAACACGTTGATTGCAGCCGCAGAAGTATCAATCACATTGCCGCCAAGCATACCGTCATCAAGCACGCCAAGCGGCGGGTCTAGCTGCTTTTCAGTTGCAACAATCACCGCCTCACGCAACACATTCGCTTCCTTAATATCAGGCAAAGCATTCATCGCCGGTGAGCGCCCGTATTCCTCATAATTCAAGCGGCGAAATCTGCCGACAGGGATAGGCATTTCCGCGTAGCCATCCTCACGCAGCAAGTGGCAATTTTTATATTCCAGATGCAACCCTTCATAAGGCATAGCCAGCTTGCCATAGAGCGCCTTTTTCTCCTTGCGCGGGCGCACAACATGCAAGATACAAACTTTTTCTTGTAGCTTTCCATCCTGATAAAGTTTGCGGGTTTGCTCTGAAACGCTTTCCTCGCCATATTCCTGAATAACGCGCTCAACTTCCCACTCAAACAACAACCATAAGCGCGACACTTTGCCGTTAGCGCCGTTGGCAACGTACATTTCCTGCACACCGTATGGCTTGAAAAGCAGCTTGCTGTCTGTGCCAGCATCAACACCAATCCCAGACGTGCCAAACACAATCTGGTCAAGCATATATTCGTCTAGTGCTAAGGCCAGATTGGCCTTCGGATCATCAAACGCTCGGTGCGTGCGATTGTTCATGCGCTCGTAAAACTGCGCCAGCTCCGTAGTCAGATTCAAATCATCCGGCTGCGTAAGCTCAAACGCTTGGCTTGCGCTTCCCGGCCATAACATGCCAAGCAAAGCCGACGCAGAATTGCTTGCAGCAAAAGCCCCAGACGCATCATAAATTTCACTGGTAAGAAATTCACCGCTTGCAGGTTGTCCCTGAAAATTCTGCTTCATCTGGTGAACATATTCGCCCAGAATCTGATACATCTGATTCCAGTTCGAGCGTTTGGCTTTTACCGTATCAAATTCTTTTTTAACTTTCTGGTACTGGCTCAATTTATACGCCTTTTAGAAACTTCTTTTTTCCAGTTTCTTCGTCAATAATCCCAGCGGCAAGCTGCCTTGTGCCAGTTTCGCTCTCGGCCATTTTTTTCTGTTGTGCAGCTTGTGCGCCAGCGGTTTCTTTTGCAAGCCTATCGCGCTCTGCACGCGCTGCTGCTTCCTGCATTGCTTGCAACTCAGCCGCGCTTGGACCTTTAGAGCCTCTGCCAAAAATGCCGCCCATTAAACCCCCCTGACCATAATGATGCCGCTCTGCCTGTAGCCATACCTATGCCACAGATTTCTGAACAATGCTAGGTTTTTTTTCTCTTCGGCAAGCCCCGGCGCTGCATAGTTGTAGGAAATCACACAGCCCCATGCGTCGAATTGATCTACAGTGGCTTCAGCAAGTAGCCTTGCAACATTTGTCCCGCGCGCCTCAGGGGCAACGTAAAGTTGATACATATCGCCGATGCGCTCTTTTGTAAAATGCTGAAAGTAGGTTATAATGCAATAACCTAGCAAATCCTCCCCCCAATAAGCCATAAGCACTGATACGGTAGAATCTTTCACTGCGCTTAGAAAAATCTGGCTGTAAGCCTCCGCGCACCATGTAGCGCCTTGGCAATTGTCCGACTCATAGAAAAAACGCTCAGCAAGCCTGATAAAATCAGGCAAGTGCTTTGCTTCTGCTTGCACAATCGAAATCATCGCCTCAGCCTTCTTGTAGGGTTTTCCATGTGCCGGCGGGTGGTAAGGCCAGCGGATGTGTTTTTGACCACGTTAGTTGCATCATTCGCCCTTAGTGGATAGCCTACAGCAAGGGCTAGGGCATCCGCATAGTCAGGGGAACGCAATCCCCTATCCTTCATTTTTTCCTTTGTTTCAAGTACCATTTTGTTTGCGCTGCTGAAGGAATACTCTGGCGACGCAAGCTCGCTGATAAGTTCGGGAATCTCAGGGATAGAGCCGCCTGCTTCCAGCCATTTTTTGAGGCCATGCCACATTTCGGCTCTGGCGTTCTGGTAATAAGCACTCAGCGGCGCAGCCCCAAAGTTGACCTCAGTGCATTTGTAACGATGCGACCTCAGATAATCAATCACGCCCTCACCTCGCCCAGCGTCGATGCGTACATAATGCGGCTCAAAGTCGTCAATTTTAGCTATCAGCCTGCGCGCAAGCTCCACGTTATCCACGCCCTGCATGACTATCGGCTCGTATGCCTTCAATCCAATCACGGGGAATATAACACTTCTATCGTCACCATAGCGTGCCACATCCACGCCCAGCACCTTAACGCCTCCCTTGACCTCAATATCTAGCTTCTTGCGCTTGCTTGCCTCAACTGCCAGCGTGATAGGAATCAGCGTATTGCCCGTCGATGTGGTGAACGAGCATAAAAATTCTTGCGCGTACTGCTGTTCGCTCATTTCGCGGCGCGCTGCTTCAAGTTCATGATCGGGAATCAGCGAAGTTTCGTCTGCCCTGTACACTTTAGCGAACCAGCCCTCTGATACCAGCGCTTTCTGGTAGGTTTCGTAGAACATGTCCACACCCTTGGGCGTGCCGATAAACATTGCCCAGCCCATACGGTCTGCCAGCGTAGGGCGTATGACCTCGCCCCATACGTTAGGCCGCATGTCTGCCACCTCATCCAGCACCACGCCATCGAGATAAATCCCGCGCAAGCTATCAGGATTGTCCCCACCGTATAGCCGAATCTTCGCCCCGTTATGCAGTGTGACCGTAAGCTCCGCCTCGTTGTAACTGACCTTTGGCAACATGTGCGTGAATTGCTTAAAATAATCCCATGCCACTTGCTTTGCCTGCTTGTAAAAAGGCGCAATGTAAGCATACCTCGAATCTTGGCGCTTGGCTGTGAGAGCCGCGTGAATCAGCGTATTGATTGCCCAGTAGGTTTTACCCCATCTTCTGTGAGCGACGATCACCCCAAAACGGTGACTCGCGGCTATTTCATGGAGCTGCGCCTGAAACTTGTGCGGCTTATACGGGTGATTTATTATCGTTCGGGCTTGCTGGTATTGCATGAATAATGCCCACGCTTAGTTTTTCGCCATCTTTGCCAGTGTGTTCAGTGCGGGCAAGTTTTGGGATATGATACTCAATCACCGACTGAAAGCAATCAAAAGCCGCTTTCGGGTTATCCTGGGCAATGCGGTCAAGCCATTCTGTTAGCCTGTGAGCGTTACCATCGACAAAGGCGGCTATGGCCTCACGCGCCTGCAGCGTGGCCTTGTTTGCTACCCCTTTAGGCCTCCCATTAGGGTTGCCAGACTGTCCTTTAGGCATTGCCACCCAGATCCTGCATTGCATCTGGCTTGGCTTTTTTCTGCCGTTCTTCAGCGCCTGCAATAGCAGTTGCCAAAGCCTTGGCCTTATAATCTGGCCGCCGGTAGTTGTCGATATTCTCTGGCACGCATTGTAGCTCAGTTGCGCGCAACATCAATTTATCAAGCTCAGAAAATTCCGCTTTTTCTTTCACGGCATCAAAACCGACCACCTCGCAAGTGCGCCAGCGTTTGAAGTTCTGATATTCATCTGCCTTAGATTGCATACGCTGAGTAAGCAATCCAGCGTGTAAAATAGAGCGCGCTTGTTCCAGCGTTTGAACTGCGTCATCCATTACAAATTCTTCATCATAGTAACAAATAGCATGGCCTGTACCATCCTTTGCCACCCATTGCCCAGACGCTTTAACAAGCTTTCCCATAGATCCACCTACCTTCGTTTTTTTGTTTGCTGATTGTTATTTCTTTTTTGTTTTGCCTGCGCTTTTAAGCGCAATGGCCACAGCTTGTTTCTGCGGCTTTCCGGCTTTAATTTCTTTTTTGATATTCGCCGAAATAGTGGCTTTCGACGATCCCTTTTTCAGCGGCATAAGGCCCCCTATGAGTTGATTACCTATCAACCCATAGCACTCTTACGGGCTACATGTCAACCCCAAACTCCCCAAACCCCTGCGACTCTACAATCTAGTGTGTCCATTATATCGTCCCCCATACACGGTAAACATCAACCATTGTTGGGTTTAGGCATGAGCCTACGTTTTCTTTTGCGTAATCCATAGTTGGTTTAACAAGCACGCGGCGGCAAAAGTTATTAAGCGTCATTTGCCATTTATCGGCTGACTCTTTGCCAGCAACCGTAATCATGATTTGCGAGCCGTAGCATTTGATTTCTTTGGCGGGTATTCCCGTTCTGGAAAGAGCTTGTTTCATTTTCTCTTGCTTGTTCATAAGTCCCTCTCGGTTTACATCGCTGCATGATCGCTTGTGATACCCCTTTATCGCACAGCATGACCCCATAGTCAAGAAAAAAAATAAAAAAAATAAAAAAATTATTCAATCCTCCACATACGCAATACGCCATCAATAGTTTTAGTTTTCATTTTAACGCCATTTATTTTTGCGTATTGAGAAACCTTAGTCCTGTCTTTTTTATCAATAACTACAGAGTCTCCAATATCCATAGAGCGCATAACGGCTGCTAAATTGTTTTTTGAATCAACAATAGGAATATTTTTTTCAATTAAATACATTTTATAAATCCTCTTACAAAGTTAAACTACTTACAATGTAATAAAAAAAATACTTTTGTAAAGAAAAAAAATAATTTTTTTATTGATAATTGGTTTACAGGTATAAATAATTGAAATTAATAATTAATAGTTATTTTGTGTATGTGTGTAGTATATACCCCTTAAATATAAGACTTAAAAATAGGGGGGTATAGGCTACACACCTACACAAAAATGATTTTTTTGATGTTTTTCAAAGCGGTATAGCTGTAAATCAGCTGGCTTTATAATAAACGGCTTTTCCTTTTTTAGTTTCTGACACAATGCCAGAAGAAATAAGCCTGTCTAAAATATGAGTGCGTTCTCTTAAAGTAATTTTTCTAGTCATATGCGTCAATAAATTTTTCCTGATTTCAGGATACTTTTTTATGACGTTTAACACATAATCAGTATTATCTTTTTTAGGCTTTACCTTAATTTCAGAAAAACAATTTACTTCTAAAATTGATCCATCTTCAAAAACAAAACCAGTAATTTTCATAAATGCTCCTAAAAATTGTTAGTAGAAGCATTATAAATTAACGTGTAAAACAAATCAACACATTTCTACACGCTTGCAGCAAAGGTGACCTTCTTACCTTCACCGCTTGCCACCACATCGCCAGACTCAATTAGCTGGGTTAGAATCTCTGACCGCTGGCGCTGGGTTAATTTCCGGGTGCGCTGTGTCAGCTGATTCCGCGATATGTTTGGCCACTTTTTGATTATCTCAAAAAGATACACAACATCATTCTCATGTTGCGTATCGGTGATCCTACCAGCAAATTCTGCTAATTGCAAGCTCGATTGTTTAACAATTTTTACCGCCGCATCCATTTCGGGAAATCCCACGTCAGAATCGGCAATAATCATAGCCAGTTTCTGCGCCAGTTCCCAGTTTCTAGCATATAAATCACCCATCGGCTCATCAATTTTTGCCTCAACTTCCTTTTCAAAAGCGGAAAGCACATCAAGTGCCTCTGGGGTAAATCTGATTTCTCGCGGCTCTGGCACTCCATAATTGTCATAAACGGTTGGGTTTTCCGCCATCCAGTAGGTGATTTTATCTACCAACTGTTGCGGGGGTGGCGCGAATTTAACTCCCTTTTGTTTTTCGGGGCGGTCAGGCGCGCTGAAAACAAGCCAGCGGTTAAGAAACCCGTCGATGATTTCAGTGCCATTCAGCGAGGCGCGCAGGCGCTCTGGAACGGTTGAACCAAGGCAACAAAAATGCGGCTGCTGCAAAATCACTTGCGGGTTTTGTTTCTCGTTCGCATATTGCCTGCCACGAAAAGTGCGGTTAGCTGCGCTGAAAAGCTCCACCATGTAGTCTGTGATTTCACGCTGAAAACCTCCAGCATTTTTAAGGCTGATATTGCCCATGAAGCGGCCAAGCTCGTCAATGGATAATAACGCCACGCCGCCGCATTTATGTACGCCAGTAAGCAAGCCAGTGCCGCTGGTAGGTCTGCCCATGAGATGCTTGCCTAACCCGCACGCCTCCGCCAAGCGGTCAATAGATTGCTGCGGGTGTTCTTTCCCGCCCGAAGTAGGGGCAAGCGACATAATCAGGATATTCGTGCGTAAATTTGTAACGCTTCGCACGCGGTGGCCTTTAAGCATACCCATAAATGCAAGAGCGGCAGCAAGCGACAAAACAGGCTGCGGCCTTATGGCGGTTTCAGTTATCCAATCGGCGATTTCACCTACAAGGCCGCCAACTTTTAACGGCTCAATGCGCTTGGGTTGTTTTTTCGCGAAAATATAGCTAATATCCACAGAGAACCCAGTTTCCACTTCCTGCTTGGGAAGCCAGCCTCCCTGCTTAGCCAAATAAACCAGCGTGCCGATTGTAACCCCGTGGCCTCCGAATGAACGCCACGCGGCCTGCGCGTCGTTGTGATTGTATCGCTTGCCTGCCTTCTGGCTCCAGTTATGCCATAAAGCGCAAGCGGCGTCGCCAAATTCATCGCGCAGCGCCATGCCCACCTGCACCCATTCGTCGCGGGGGCAATCGCTGCTTATATAATCCAGCATTTCTGCTGCTTCTTGCAAGTCAACGTGATTGTCATAGTCAACTGGCGGAACCCATGCACGCTGCGCTTGCTTCGGGTATTTGGCATTTATAAAAGTGAAAAAATCTGGGTTAATGCTTGGCAAGTCATCAAAACTATCGCCATCCATCCACACATACGGGATCCCGGTTTTGCGGTGCGGGCTTGGCGGGATTGTAGTTAAACGCTTATCACTAAGCAGCTCAACCACCCCGCCCCATGTTTGCGACCTTTCGCCATTATAGCGATAAAAAGCGGTAAAACCCTTGCTTCCCTTTTTACGCAGTGGCGTTTCGCCAGCAAGCGCATAAAATAAAGCGGTGTCGTCTGTGTCTATATCAAGCGCAATAACACCTGATTGCTTACCGCACAAAAGCGCGTATTCTTTATGCCCTGCCTCATCCCATCCGCGCGCTTCATCTTCGCTTGGCATCGCGTCATAATAACGCGACCATTCCACTTGCGGCACTCCCTTACGCAACGGAATGACGCATAGGCCTTGTGCAAGAAATTTCTGAAACATTTATCACACCCCATTTTTCTTGAACTGAAGAATCAAAAAGCGTATAAATGTGCTTTCCGTCATTCCCAGCTTTTTAGCCTCCTTTTTTACCCACGTCACCACATCGCCAGTGACATAAGTAACCAGCCGTTTTTCGTTTTTCATAATCACCTCATAAAAAAGTTTGACAGGCACAGTCTATTGCTTTATTGTGCCATGTGTCAAGACAAACTATTACTAACCACTAACCAAGGACTATGACCATGACAAATGACAATGACGACGAAGAAAAATTCCTAGTCGATAAAGTTTTATCCGCGAGGGAAAACTTCC